CCATTAGTTGAGATGGCTACTTGGTCTGCACCAGGGGAGTAGATGCCAGTGTTGGTATCGCCGGTAAAACTGATGCTAGGCGCAGCAGCAGTACCAAGGGCTGCACTAAAAATGCCGGTGGTCTGAACTGTTTGGCTGCCAAAATCTGGTGCTATTTTTGTGCCAGCAATCGCAGCGCTAGCATTAACATCGGCATTAACGATTGTGCCATCCAACAACATCGTGCTAGTAACAGTACCCGTATCTCCTACTGTGACAACGTTGCTGCCGCTTTTGGTCAGCGCACCAGTCACGGCAACGGTGCTATCAAACACCGCCGCGCCGGTTACATCCAGCGTGCCAGGAATATCAATGTTGCTAGTCCATTCAACGCCAGTGCCAGCAACATCTGTTTGTAGCAACTGACGAGCTGCACCATCAGCCAATTTGCTGACAGCAATCTCGGCATTGGCATTAACGTCTGCGTCAACAATTACACCAGCAGCAATTGATGTAGCATTGCCGCTTGATGTAACATCGCCAGTAAGATTGGCATTGGTGGTGACAGTTGACGCATTACCTGCCAGTGTCGCTGTAATTGTGCCAGCACTAAAATTGCCACTTGCATCCCTAGCAACAATTGCGCTAGCGGTGTTTGCGTTGGTTGCCGTGGTTGCGCTATTAGATATTTTTCCAGCAGTAGTAATGGTTGCTAAATAGGTATCAGCAATTGCCGTACCATTCCAAGTGCCAGAGCTGATCGTACCAACGCTAGTTAAACTGCTACTGACAACCGCACTGCCAAGGCTTGTTGCATCTAAAACTTTAGTGCCTCCAATCCTGTACTCTTTAGCGTTAGCAATATTTACATGTTCACTAAAGGTCCAAGCATCTGTGCTATCAATCCAGTTAATTGTTTTATCTGTAGTTCCCTTAAGCGTTATTCCGCCGCCATCAGCCGTTACATCAGTAGGGGTTGCAACAACGCCCATTTCAATGTTTTTATCTTGAACAACTAATGTTGTAGAATTTATTGTTGTTGTTGTACCATTAACCGTTAAATCACCTGGTATCGTAACAAGACCAGTGCTATCAATGGTTAGTCTTGTAGTTGGATTAGAACTACCATTAGCACTTGTTGCAAATATTAATTTACCAGGCATATCAGTAGTATCGCCAGCAGTGCCAGGTTCGCCATCAACTAACGCATAAATTACAGCGCCTCGTTGAAAATTAGTATTGTAACCATAAAAATTTATTTCGCCCATGTAATCACCATTTACAACAATGGCAGGGCTTGCTTGTGTGTTCCTAGCGCGTGCTAGATCTATTGTTGCGGGATAGTATGTGGCAGTGCTATTAAACGCATAAGTTTGTAATGTTGTTGCGGAATTAGATGCAAGCTGAAAATTGCCAGCGCCGCTGTAACTTGTGCTAAGTGAAGTTGCTGTGCCAAATAATCCGCTGCCAGTTGTAATTACAGATTGCGCACCAAAATTTGGGCTGATCTTAGTGCCAGCAATAGCAGCAGCCGATGCAACGTCAGCATTAACTATTGGATATGCGCTAATTTGGCTCCATGGCGTATAGCTCAGCGAAGTCCATGCTGTGCTACCATTGCCAATTTTAATTTTGTTAGTATCCGATTCAATCCCAATTTCGCCTGCTAATAGCGTTGGGTTAGCTCCTGTCCAGTTAGCAGCAGTATCGCGCCGTTGCTTTTGTAGTGCTGTTAAATTAATTGTCATGTGGCACCAGGGGATAAAATGGCGTATGTTCTGGCAGGGCTTGCCGATGCAGCGCCAGCATCTAAAATATACTCCCGCGCGGGCGCTGCCGCCGCTAATCCTGCACTAAATACTAAATCACCAATATCGATTGGAACCGTTTCTAGCTCAACTTCAATATTCCACCGCTCAAATGTCCCATCCTTGAATACTGGCGCACCAGTATAACGCCACGCATAATCACTCAGCAATGGTACTGGCGGCGTAGTATAACCACTCCATATCTCAGCAGATAAAAAGAAAATATCAAAACTACCGTACTGATTATCGTAATGATTGCGAATTGTTGTAACATCAGCTTCTGTCCGTTGCTCAAAACTTAAACTTAGCGTTTGTTGAATGCGTCGGTTGCCACCCCTAAAACCAGTCACTTCACCAGTTAAACTAGTTTGCAATGATCGTGGCACTCCACCTGGCGTATACGTACGAACAGATGGCACTAAAGATGGGAAAGCACTCATTAGATCGGTACTGTAACCAGCTCAATAGTTGCATTATATCTAGCCGGTGCGGTAGTTTCAACTTGAAACGTGTCTACATATCGCCATTCATAATCAACTGCTGCTACTGGCACGACCGTATAACCGGCCCATACGTTAGCCGATAGCTCAAATGAGATTAATGATCCTTGCTGCTTTTCATAATGATCTAAAAGTAACTGCATTTCAGCTTCTGTTAAAAATTGATAGCTTAAACTCAAGCGTTGCATTACTCGGTCTGAGCCATATCTAAACCGTACATTACTGCCGCTGATTGCTTCATGTGTACCTTGTGGATAATCGCCATAACTAAGCGATCTTTCGTTTGGTGTTAAAGCAGGGAATGTAGCCATTAGCCAACCACCTGGAAGGTGCCGTTTATTACTTCATTGCTAATTTTAGCAATATCACTACCATCAACAGGGAAATGAGCAGCTTGAATTGTTGTAATACCTGAACTGCTATGTTTTACATGAAGTACTTGATACCATTCGATTTCACTGCGGTTGTCACCTCTACTGCTAATTCGCTGCCGTTCAATTTTTATAATTTGTGTTGGTATTAAATTAATTGTGAGTAATGGCGTAGCAAAAGCAATTACATGAGTAGAAAACTTACGCCTTGCCAATTCATATTTACCAAATGTTGTAGCATGTGCAGCGGTTGTACAAAAATCAGTCATATCAAATTGTAAAACTGGTGCATCGCTTGCAGTGGTTGAATATCGAATTGATATTGTGCGTTGAATGCCAATAGATATTGGATCAGCTTCACGCCAAATTAAAGATATATTTACAGCACGGCGTTCATCTGCATTATCGTATTGCTTCTGGAAGCTACCAGGCAAAATATCATCTTCGGTAAATGTTGCCGTTGGCGTTAAAGGCGTCACTTTAATTCCGTTGTTTGCATCAATAGGCATTAATGGTTGCAGGCTGTAGCGGCCATTACTAGATATAAAAGACAATAAGAAAAAAGGCGCTATTTTAGAAATATACTCAATTGCATTGACTGATTCTTCAATAATCCCATTAAAGAATAAACCAACTGTAGTGCAAAAAGCTGCTAGCGATTGCAAATTACTTACATCTATTGGCGATGAAATAGGCGCAGTGTTAGCGCCATCAGCACGTTTTATTAAGTTAAATAAGTGCATTGCTAAATCAACAAATTGATTACTTGCGCCAGTTGCATAAACGTTATTTACTAAACCTTGACTATACAAATCAACTGTTATGCCATTTTCATAAAAAACTGATATTTGACGTGTTGTTGTTGGAAAATCTTCATTGTCTGAAACATCATAAATATTGCCATTAATTTGCAAAAATGTAATATCAGCAAAAGTTGTAAAATCTATGTTGTTTGGTGGTGATGCAGGATTACTATATGGACTTAAAGCATATTCAAGCTCAAGCCCATATAATGTACCAGTAGATGGTGGATTACTTGGATTTGCTTGATTGTTTACTACGCCCGCACCGCTTATATATGTAATTGGCCCAGTTGCGCCGTAGCGTGAAAAAAATATTGGATTTGGCGCTTGATAAGCATTTTCACTACCTCTTAAAAAGTTAATTGTACCAACAGTTCTGCCGCCAATTAAAGTATTGCCAGAATAGACCCCATTTGCAGTTGATGATGTGTTGGCTGGGTTAATACCTAAATAAGCCCAATAACTAGCAGTTATGTCAGCACCAGTTTTATTATCGTAAATAACATCATTAGAATTTTGAAAAATAAGAACTGAGTTACTTGTATCGCCTACTCCTCTAGTAATATCTCTAATTTTTGCATAATAAGTTGTTAAATCAGCATAACTATAAATATCTTCTTTTGTGCTACTCCAATATCCCATTTTGTAAGAATAGGCATCATAATCACAAAATATCTGTCCGCCACTTAATGGACATACATTTTTAGCCGCTTCCATTGTTGCAGAAGAAGCATAGTAATGCGTTAAAGTAATTGAAGCAGAATTGCTTAAAGTATTTATTGATCGAGTGCCGAGCCAAGCATAATGTTTAAGGGGATTGCTAACCATACTACCTTGACTTATTGCATATAAAAAACTTCCTACAAATGAATTTGAAGCTGTTTTTACTAAAGATGGCTGAACCCAAATACCACCAATGGCATTAGCACGTTTGCCAAATACAATTGGTATAGTATCGCCAGCTATCGCTAATATTTGTTGCTTACCAATATCACCTTGTGGTTTTTTTGATTTAGCCGGTGTTGCATCACTTCTGGTTGCAACTGTGCCTATGTTTGCTTTTGGTTGTGGTTTTGGATTATCTCTAGCATATAGCAAGGCAACGTATGTACGCTGCGCTTCACCTTTTAATAAATTGGCGTAAAGTATTTCAAATGCAGATGCCATTAGGGATTATCCTCTCTATATTTTTCAATTGCATGTCCAATAAACATTATGTTTTGAACAAAATTACCTGCATCTATTGTAATTACTTTTTTATTGCTATAAAGTTCCAAGCCATCTTTAGTTACATAAATTGTTTTATTATTAATTATTTTCATTACTACGCCATCATGCTTTGAACCGTCTGCGCATGTAACGCTTAAATCAATTGCTAGCAAAATTTCGTTTTCCATTATTTTTGCCTAATTAGCATGTTTGCTGTTACTTTACGTGTTGGCACCTGCGGCTTTAACTTATTAATTGCTGGGTTAATTGTCCAGCTAATGCTTTCATCACTTAAGCTAGCGCCTTCTATGCTGCCAATATACCGGCTAATTAATTGTGCGCTAGCACCATGGAATGCATCTTGCCCGGGATTTTGTATGTAAAGCGATGCAATCACTAAATTGTTAGCGGCAATTGCTGCATCAGTTACATCTACTATATCACTGATGGCAGCAATGTTAACTGATAAATCATTTAAACTAGCTGCACTGGTAGAACCAAAGCCGTCAATATCAAATGCTAAATAGCCATAAACACCACCAACATTGCCATCAACACTTAAAACTTGCGGTACTTGATAGAAATTTTGCCATTGTCTAGTAGGTACTCGTAGTGCAGTTGCAGGATTAATTACATTATCCCGATCTGCATAATATTCAAGAAAACACATGATATCATAATTTGTCATTATGCTATACCTATTGATGAACGAATGTTAATGTTGCCACCGATCATAGCAAGCGTTTGATTAACGCCTGCTTGCACTGCACGCGCCATTTGTTGCGTCGTTACATAGTTGGTGTTGTTCATTTGCATTACAGGTCCAGTTTGAATGCTGATCTGTGGGTTCGCTGCTTTATGACTTGAGCTGCCTACAACACCGCCATTAGCGAATGCTGGTATCACTGCCCTACCGCGTGCGCCGTTCATATAGTTAGCGCTTGCAGCAGCCATCTTAGACTCAGGAATAATATACTCGCGCTCGCCGCCTTCGCCTACCATCGCAAGAGTAGGACCATTTATAACGCCGCCTTTAGCAAATTTAGGCAATTGAGCTTGAGGTAAATAAGCAATTTGTGGCAAACCTAAATTTGCTAATGCTTGGTTAGCCCCTTGAATTACATTATTGATTGCTATTACTACACTGTTTATAGCATAACCAATACCATTTAAAATATTGTTTACTATGCCTTTCATTGTTTGCATAGCAATTTCAAATGGTTTTGTAATTGCATCTTTAATTGATTGAAACGCAATACCAATATTTTTTATCATGTCGTTTATCGTATTTTGCACCGGCTTAACAAATTTTTCACTTATAAAAGTTGTAATTGCTATAAATATATTCTTAGCTGGCTCAATAAAATTTGTATTAATATATTGATATGCCACAGTTGCAAAATTTGATATAGCCGTTGTCGTTGGCTTAATAAAATTTTCAAGAATATATTGCGTTAACGCTGCGTGAGCGTCCATATAAGGCTTGATAAAATTATTGTATATCATTATAAAAAATTGTTTATACAATTCAACAATGGCATTAATTGCTGTGCCAACTTGATCTTTAAAAGCATAAATTGCAACGCCCGCTGCTATTAACAATGCTGCCCAACCTACTGGCCCTGTAAATACACCAACCAAAATAGTCCCTAGTCCACTTAATGCACTACCGATAGCAGCCACTACAGGGCCTAATGCACCAAGTGACCCGGCAATTGTGGCAAACACGCCGCCGCCAGCAAACAAACCGCTTAGTGCCGTAAAGATTGCAACAATTGCATTTATGGCTGGCGCTAAAACAACAAAAGCAGCCGCTAGTGAACCAATAGCAACAATAAGAGTTTGCAGTGGGGCGGGCAATGCTGAAAAACTATTTAATAACTGCGACGCAAATTGCACTAAAGGCGTAAGAGCTGGCAATAACTTAGTTCCAATTTCAGTTTGCAAATCAGCTAATGCAGCTTGAAATTTTTTATAAGCGTCAGGAGGTGGTGGTTTTTGTTGTGATAATTTAGCTAAAGCTTGAAGCAAAACATCAGATGTAATTTTGCCTTGAGATGACATCTCTTTCAACCCTGCTACGTTAGTACCAAGAACATCCGCAACAGCTTGACCAATAGAAGGCAATTGCTCCATGACACTACGGAATTCATCACCTTGCAATTTGCCAGAACCAAGTGCTTGGCTTAATTGCAGCATTACATTGTCAGTTTGACCTGCGGTTAAATTCATAGCAGCAGCAGCATTATTTACACCAACAAAGGCTGTTTTGATTTGTTCTAAAGATGTGCCAGTTGGCCTAAGCCGAGCATATAAATCTGTAACCGCATTTTTTGCTTGCGTTTGGCCAATGCCATAGGTTTTTGCAGCTTGTGTTGCAAAATTCATTATAGATGTAGTTTCTTTTAATGGGCCAGCCAGATTCGCAATTCGCTTGTTAGTTCTTTCCGCATCAATGCCAGCCGCTGCAAAACTATTTGCAACGGCCCCAATACCGATTGAAGCAAGTACACCACCAACAGTTTTACCAGCATTGCCAAGGCGTTGAAATGCGCCGCTTAAGCCAGTAACTTCTTTATCGACTCGATTAAGACTTTTTTGTAATCCTTCAATAGAAGCCAGGCCATCTACTGTAGCTATTATTTTTACTGCTGCCTGCATATCTAAAGCCATATCAACCTCCCTTTTTGCTCAAAGCTGCTAGCACTTCTTGCTCGATAACTTGAATGTCATCCAACATGGCGGCTGCATCAATATCTTCTTCTATTGTAACCAGCCACGCAAGCGCATTGTAATCTAGCCCAACAACACCATTTGGGCCTGTGCGCCATTGCGTTTGGCAACGCAAAAATAATTTTACCGCCGGCCATGCTTCTGGTTCCACTTCAAAATACTCAGGTTTTGGATCTGGTATTTCTATCCCAAATACTGCTGCATCATCTTGGGTATCATCGACAACGCCACCTTGCACCCAATACAAAGCAGCGTCTTTTAGTTTTTTGTTTTCACTCCAGCAAGACTTTCAAAATAAGCCACAATAATTGCAGATGCTACTGTTGGAATATCAAGCAGTTGTTGCTTAACGGCTTCTGAGAACGTCACAGCGTCGCCATCGCCATCTACTACACCGTCCCATCCGATCAATAATTCATCGGCAATTGACTGATCGTTGATGCCACCTTCTAACGGTTCATTGCGTTCTGCTGCTTTAATACGTGTTTGCACATCAACTTGAATTTCATTAATGCGTGCTTGTGGCAACCGTTTAAATTGAGCATCAAAAGTTTGTTTTTCAAATTTACCGCCATCAGCCGGTAACTTAACGGTAACCGGCCAGCTATAGCTGCTGGATTGCTTTAATACAAATGCCATTGGATAGTTTAAGCAAAGGTTAATGAAACTTCGTCATTGCCTGCGCTAGTAGGAATAGCAGCAAATGGCAAGCTTAGCATTTGAATGCCATCGCTATCTTCGTATGAAGGGTTGCCAATGTCAACCTTTGGCGCCAATAGCGTAACGCGATTGCCAGCAGTTGTACCATGCAACATGCTTAAAATGCCCGTAGAATTATCATTAGCAATAGTAAAGAAATCTTTTTCTGCAATTGTCGGCGCTTCAATCATGCAAGTGCCTTCAACAGCACGGTTAGTAATAATTACTGATTTATCACAACCAACCAATTCTCGATAAACAGTTTCATTTGCCATATCAAGTTCAAGTGACATCAAGCAACCGCTGTAACCCAAAATTGAAAATGCGGTAGTATTACCAGCTTTAAATATCAATGGTGTCGCTTGGTTGCTGTAGGTAACGGCTGGAGCAGCAGTATCAGTAGGCGCATTGTAAATACCAAGCATTGTAAATTCAATAGTTGGTATCTCGCCTACTTCAGCATTTAATACAAATGTACCGCGTGCGCCTGTAATAACATGCAGCACGCCATCATTATTAAAGTAAATTGATGCACTATCAAAGCTTGCACTAACTGGTTTGTAACCTACGTTAGCTGCAATGCTATAAGTGCTAGAAGCACCTGGAGTAAATGTTGCGGTTGATTTTTGTACCGTTGCAACTTTAGTGCTACCTACATAATCAGTAATTACGCCAACGCCACCGCTACCAGTGCCGCCTGTAATTGTAATAATCATGCCGTTATAAATATCATTTGTAGCGCTAGCTCCTGCTGCAAGCGTAATGCTGCCAGCAGAACCCGCTTGCGCGGTGCCGGTAATAGCAGCAGCAGTTGTGGTTTCAGCCATTCCACATGCCTTTAGCAAGCTGCTAAAACGTGGTGCTGTTGCCGCTGCGCCAGAACCTGCTAACTCAACTTGGAACGTAATGCTAACGCGAGTATTAGCCAATAATTGATCGCTATTGCCAAGATAAGGCCGAATCAAATCACGGCTTACAACATCAGCCTCAATCGGGGTAATCTCTAACTCCTTTACCAGAATGGCGTCAGTTCCGACGGGGCTTGAATCCGTCCCGTAGGTTGTTTCCGTCTTCGCCAGAATCAGGCGTTTGCGAGTTAGTAGGACCATTGTTCAGTTCCTCAGTGATTGGCTTGCGGGTGCCGGTGATTGGGTCTAGGACGTAAGAACCGCCTACACCTTGGTATTCATCAATCATTCTAGCAAGTGCTAAGTGGATAAATTGGCAACGCTTGTGCGATACCTAATCAGATAATCGCATGAAATAACGCCAGCCGGTTGGTCAGCTTCTTGCATGTCAAAATCAACAGCAATTGGCTGAATATCTATAGCATAACCACCAAGCGTCAAATCAACCATCATCTTGGCATGTAAGCTTTCAACAATTGGGTCCGCTACTTGATCTGGTATTGCGCCCCGTACAATTACTGCAACACGTACAGTTAAACTCCAATCCAATGTCGGCAACGCCGTATTCTGTTGCGCGGTATCACTAAGCGGTTCAACCACAATTGCAGGTGATTCACCGCGTGCAATAGGTTCTACCCTACTGCGATAAATTCTAGTACTAACTCCTGTGGTGCCAGCCAGCGTAGATATGATGGCCGCCAAAATTGTTTCGCGGCGTGTTGCCATCAGAGCACCTCGCTTGCCACAAGGCGGCCACGCTTAAAGTCAATATTATCAGTGCCCGAATGGTTAGCGACAAATAACGCCACTTCAGCATTGTTGGCTACGCTGATCATCCAATTGGTAACCAGTTTGGCATCTTCATTTGAACCGCCGGTAAAAGCGCGGCATTCAGTCGCATCAATAACCACACCATTTAATGCCAATTTAATACCAAGGATTTTATTATTACCGCTAACAGTGCGGGCATCAATGCTGCCATAAAAGCGAAATAGCTTTGTGCTACCGCTTGTGTTCTTGAGTGCAAATGTATTGGTGCTGCCAAGGGTCATGCCTTGAGCCGTTCCTGCATCAAGCGTTGCAGTCAGTCCGGTGCTGACGTAGGTGCCTTGAGTTGTAATGTTGATTGTGCCGGAGTCCATTTTGCTGCATTGGCCGCGAACCATGGTGGCAGTGCTGGCTGGGTAGTAGCTCAGCGTTGACCATGCAGTCGTGCCATCGCCTGCCTTGAGCTTGCGCGTATCGGTTTCAAGGCCGACCTCGCCGTTTAGCAACACCGGGTTGGCGGCTGTCCAATTAGCGGCTGTATCACGCCTCAATCGTATGCGGGCTGTACTGCTCATGCTGCGCCACCATCAAAGTCGTTGCCGTTAAGGTAGCTGCTCAAAGCGCTACCGCCATCAATTTCAGGGTCAAGCTGTTCGATGCCTTCATCAATCACAAAGCTGTCGGCGTCATTACCATCAAGCGCTGTTGTTGCAGTAATAGATGGCACGTCAATAGATCTCTGCAAAGCGATTTGAACAAACTTGCCGTCATCAATCAGTTGAGTCTCGCGCACAGTGTAGGCCACGCCATTTACATTAATTTGCGACCCATAGAGCAAATCGCCAAAATCTGTAGCTTTAGTTGTCAGCGTGTAATCAGTGCTAATCACCATTCCATCGCTAATTATTTGACTAGGCATGTCCAAAATGCCCAAAGCAGTAACGGCGCCAGCAGTACAACTGACGCCGAAATCTGCAAGGAAGATGCTTAGGTCTTCCGTAAATGCCATTAGCCGTACTTAGCAGAAGCTAAGCCAATAACAACAACTGCACCGGCACCAGTACCACCTGTAACAGTGGCGGTTGCCTTAACAAATCGCTTTAAGTTAGTTACATTAACAGTAATCTTTTGCAGCGAAGCAGTGTTAGCGGCAGTGGTGGTAAATGCACCACCGGTTACATCAATGTATGTGCCGCCAGATGTATCTGATTCGGTTAGCTTTACCGCATAGGTAATGCCAGCACCGCCAGCTTCAGCATCAAGCAGAACTGCCATATCGCCTTCATAGCCTAGCAAATCAATTGCAGAACCAGTGGCGGTAGCAGCTACTACATCATTGCGCAGGAGGCCCAAGATCGTAGTCTTGGTGCCAAGATTGTGAATAGTCATGGTTTAGGTTTCCGTTTAGGGGTAGATGGGATAGAGCAAATTGGCAAGATCGGATCAGATAAAATGGCTTTACCGATGCCAATAAGGAGTTTGGCGTCGGTCAGGGATGCTTCAACAACATCCCCAACACGAACAACTTGGCCTGCCAACATTGTTTGCCGTAAGACCTTAATAAACATAATCAGAGTGTGTTGTTGCCACGGCTGAATGATTCAGGGTGACGCACCGCAATGTCACAATCTTGCATCGCTACAACACGCACAGTACCAGAAGTGCTATGTGTGTATGGGTCAACCATTAAATCCAAGCCAGAGAAGTAGCCAATGATTAAGTCGGCAAAATTGCCAAACCACAAATCATTAGATGCAACTTGGTTAGAAAGGATACCGCGATAGCCATTAACCAAATCACCTTCCATCACAAATAGACCTGAGCCAGTGTCCTTGGCCTTGGTTTTAAGAGCGCCGCGCATAGCAGCATTCATCAAATACACAGGGCTGCCGGTCAATGCATTAGCGCCTGCTACATCGCTTTCTAGTGCTACCACTTCAGCAAATGTAGGAGTGTCAGCAGCAAAATCCTCAGTGCCAACACCAGTTGTTAGCTTGAGGCCTAATGGCTCACTGTTATTGCCGGTACCATAAAGGCCAGCAACGTCAATCTTAAGTGCCAATACACGGGCAAGATCATTGCGTACCATATTCTCAACGTCGATGCTGGATTGCAGCATCAAGCGGCGGCTGTAATCAGTAAAAGCTGCAACAGTACGTGGTGTCAGGCTTACTTGATCAACCGTTTGCTGGCTTTCAGTAGGTGCTCCAGACTCAGCTACCCAATAAGCAGTAGCAGCGCCGGATTGACGTGGGATGGCAACGTTACCAACCAAGCCGGTTAACACGGTGGCACCAGCTTGATCTAGTGCGGATGCATTACGCAGCAAATCAATAAAGCTGCCAGCATCCAAATCAGTAGCAACTAAGTTACCGCCAGCAGTAGCAGCACCGACGTTTAAATCACGACGCAGCACATCCTGAGGAATTGTGATACCGCGTGATTGACGGCCCAATTTGGCAGCCGCAGCATCAGATGCTTCAATTTCAAATGCAGCCGATTCACGCGCAGCGCGGTCGGTTGGATTTGCTAAATAGTTGATGGCACGCAAAAATGAAAAGCTGCGGCTTTCCTTTTCGCTCATGCCAATGTCGGCAACGCTCATAGTCACAGGCTCCTGATAGGTGTTTATTTTGTCTAAAACAGCAGCACGTGCCTCGTCGATTGAACGACCAGATTCGATTAGCTGTTGGCCAAGATCGGCCATTCCATGCTTAGTGCATAGAGAATTGATGCTGGAGATGCGTGAGCGTTCAGCCTCAGCGGCTTCAGCCCGCACCACGGCCAGATCGGTGGTGGTGTTTTCCATAGGAGGAAGGGGATCAGGGGATGGTGCTGCCGAAGCAGCGGTGGTAGTAGGTAGCAGTGATCTGCCAATCCCTACAGTTTTGTCAGCCGGAATTGAAACCATTGAGATTTCATACGGGCTCCATGCAGTGGCAACAAAGTTGCCGCTGCCTCGCTCTTCCATCTTATCAATGGAATAGCCGAAGGATACATTCCTAAGAATGCCATCCTTCACATCAGCTAAAATTTCTTGCGCAAATTCATTCTTGCTAAACCGAACACGCGCATAACCGCGCCTTGCTTTATCATCAATCCTTGCTGCTTCTACTACACCAATAACACGATTTACATCATGATTAAATAGCAATGGTGCGCCATCGTTTAATCGGCTAAGGTCAGCAGCACTAACATCATGGCTTAATACTTCATTACCAAAATATCTAGCAACTGGATTCTCAGAACTAAAAGGGAACTCATAGGTGCGATCATCCATTTCGGCAAATGCCGTCATCTCTGCGCGGTGGAACTTGCGGCCTTCCATCCCTCGTAATGTTGCAATCTTCGTAAGCGTAGAAAACTTATGGCCAACCAACGTATCTGTTGCTTCCCAGCCATCTTGACCTTCCGAGTAAATCCTAATTAATGCCGCTGGGTCTTCAGGTGTTCCTTCAATAGTAAATTCACTCCCAGGCACATTGATGCTGCCTTCGCGTTCTATGCTTTCAATCTTGCCTTTTGCGGTGCCGCCGCTTGAATCCCACTGCACGAAATCACCATCTTGCAATTCGTCTGGTTCGGCGCGGTTAATTTGCATGAGCGTTCTATCTTGTATCTCTTTAATTCTACTACCTTTTGCGTTAGACCAACTCTGTCCTGCATCACCGCCCCATGCAGCCCATGCCACACGCCCGGGTGATGGATAGCCATCTTCACCTGGGTTAAAGCCTTCGCCTTGCTTATCTACTTCATGCCTGGCAAACCATGCCGACATCGCTATGACTGTAGCAGGGCTAAGCTCATCACCGCTTAAAATTTGGCTGGCACGGCTGGCAGCAACATCAGTGCCGCCTGCATTGCCTTCAGCTTTCCATGCCCGGTAGCGCTTGGCCTCTTCCCTCATACCTTCAGTGGGCATAAGGTCTATCTCTTCGCCGTTAATATTTGCCATCTATTTTAGTATCCTCAAATGCTGGCATCGCACCCATCATTGATGTTGCCTGCGAACCACCGCCGCCGTTCACTTCGCTTGGGTCAGTATCCGTGATAATGTTCATTTCATCAAGCATTGCAAGCTCAGCTTGGCGTGCAATTAATACATCATCCAAATCGCCGCCTTGTTCTGTTACCACTTGGCGTAATGTTTTGAATCCACACCTAACAGCATCTTTGTATGCACTAACTTCTTTTTGTGGGTCCACCCATTCCCATGTACGTGGCACCCATTTGCTAGCGGCATAACGCGCGGGATTTGTTTCGTAACCTGGTAGGTTTAGCTCACCACTTAGCACTGCCATCTCAAGCCATTTATCAAATACTTGTTGATGGAAATTTTCTATAAAGTAGCGTTGCAATACTCGGTAAGTATCACGTTCTTCAAGTAAGCTAAGTCTGCTGCTGCTATAATTACTCTCCGAAAAGTTTTTGCTAATACTTTCAAAACTAACACCAATGCCTGCTGCTACAGCACGTAGCATTGCCCGAGTGAATGGTTCCAATTGCCCATCAGGTGCGTTAAGATCTGGCACGTTTACAGATTCGCCTGGCTGCAAATATTTAAATACACCTGGGGTAAATTCGCTTACACGTTCATTATCATAAACTTCATCACCCATTAACTCGCCTTCGGGACTTGATATAAAACCCATCAATGCACTGCTAGCTCTTGCCCGTACAACCTCAGCCTCCTCGTAGCCTTGCAACATATGCATACGCATTAAAGCAGATGCAAACCACGTAACGCCACGGGTTTGGCCTGGACGTTCTGGCAAAAACAAATGAATTATTTCTTCGGCTGGTATGCGTATCTTTTTGCCATTAGTGCGAGTATTGCCAGCATATGTATCACCAGGATGGTTTGCGTAGAAGTGATACGCCTGCGGCCTTAAATAACTATTAACTTCAATGCCCATGCGCACAATATTACCTTCTACTGATTGTGATACTTCATCATCAACCAGATAATCAGATTCTAATACTTGCAATGCAAATGGAATCTTGCTATCACCAAATGGTTGGCGGATCATCCTAATGAATACTTCGCCACTTTCAGCAAGGCTTCTGCATATCAAACGCTCAATGTCGTGAAAGCCTAAAATGCCACTTACATCACAGCGCTTTTTATTGCTCCAATATTCCCATGCTTCATGGATCTGCTGATTAATTGTTTGGTCTAACTTGCCTCCGCTTTGCATCCTTACTTGACCTTGATGCTTAATGCCATGGCCGATTACATTGTTTTGTATTACGCGCAATGCTTGTCTTGCGTAGTCATTATCCCGACACAACTGCCTAGCGCGATTGCGTAATGCCTTAAAGCTAGATTTAATTTCACTATCAGCGCTGGTGCCGCTGGTAATCCAATCTGCTGTAAGTCTGCTCATTCTGGCGCCTTGATACGCGCGCTGCTGCGGTTTACGTATTGGCTCAAATCCCAATTTTTTAAATAGCTCTGTGCGTAATCCCATTAGAACCTCACGAATAAATTGTGGGGGTTGCCCAAGCCATTAGCTATAAGCTGCGCCTTTTGCTCGCGTTTTACTTCGGCTTTTAATCTGCTTTCACGTTCCATAAGTTCGCTAAGGTCAAGCTTAGTAAATGCTCGGTTGCCAATACTATATTGCTTAGCGCCACCAGCAACAATAGCCCGTATCGCCGTTTGTACTGCCGTCAGATCAATTTCTGCTTGCGTCCGGCCATCAAGAGCGCTTGGGCTACCGGCATAACTCAGCGCTCTTAGCACCTCAAGCTGGCCAGCACCTAGTGTTATTTTTTCAGTGCTATAAGTCGCAATCGCTTGCCAATACCATTGCCCAGCGTCAAAGCCAGCGCTGGTGCCAGCCGCAATCGTAAATTCCCAGCCGGTTCCATAAGCTGTACCAACAACTGTAGCGCCTTCACTTGCTGTATTAGTGCGCAAGTAATAGGTAAGCGTCCATGTGCCACTGCTAATGGTGTTGCCTAAATTATCAACGCCAGCATCATCCCGCCATTTGATGGTGTCGCCTGCCCTGATTTGTGCTGGAATTTTCACGGCTTACCAGTTGCGAACGAACTCAGTGCCGGTAGCTACCGGCTTTGGTTTTCTTGATTTTAGCGGTAACTTAGCACCATTATCAAGTTGTTCTTGTAATTGTTGCCACATCGTAGCACGATTAAATTTGCGGTAGTTCAATTGCAATGCTGCATAAGCGTAAACCGCGCAGTCCAACGCCTCATTGCGTGCGCTTGGTTTTTTTACCCATTCCCTAATCGGAAATCCGCGTAGGTAACGCAACGTTTGCTTTTCAGCCGTCAACTGTTCAAAATATTCTCCATCAGCAGCCATACCAAACCGCAGCCCGCCCGGCCCTTTATCGTTATGTTTCATCCTGCCAAATAATGTAGTTTTAATTGTATCACTGCCAACAATAAACAATGTAACACCACGTTTTAATATGCGGCCTTTAGTATTAACATCTACTTTATTGCCTTTACTAACTGCTACACTGCCGCGTTTACTGCTACCTTTAATTGCTACCACGCCTTGCCGTATTCGGTCCCGTACATAATTATAAACTTCATGCGTGCAGTGGCCGCCAGAGTCAATAGCCATTTGTGTAATCTTTAATTCCTTATTGCTTTCAGTAGCCCATGCTGTAACCAATATTTGATCAAGCTGACCCCATACTTCAGTTTGTGTTGGGTCACCCATAATTTCTTGGTGCCATATTAACCAACCTGTTTCAGCTTCACCCCATCCCCAAACACTAATCGCTAATCTATTATCCTGCACGTCAACGCCAGCCGTCAGCAGCAACACGCCATCTGGGCATATGCCAGATGCATAATTCAAACGCTTTGCAATTAATCCATCAGCACTTACCTTGCTTGCGTAATCTTCTTCCCATGTCTCAGCCAATCTAGTATTAACAAAGCTCTTAAGCATTGGTGCATCAGATTTTGCGCGTAAAAAATCATCAACCAATTGCTCCCAGCTAAGCCATCCAAGCGGGCTATACAAACCACTCAAATGAAAGCCCGCAGTTTTGCCATTGCTGGGTGCCGTTGCACGCCATTCACCAGCCATTAACATCTGTGGTTTATGGCGTTCCTCAATTTTATTGCCGCATTTCTTGCATTCATATCTTGCAGTCTCTGGTTTTAAATCATCCCATTTCAACCGCGACCATTGCAGCCATTGCATCTCACCGCAATTTGGACATGGCACATAATATCTACGCTGATCGCTGCGTTGATACTCAGTTTCAATACGGCTGAAATCTTTTACTGTTGGCGTTGAAGTAAGCAGAATCTTACGCCTTGCAAATGTTGTTGTCCTGCGTTCTGCTAATGCCACCGGATCGCCCTCGCCATCAACATCACTAGGAAATGCATCAATTTCATCCATAAATAAATAACGACACGGCGCTGACCTCAAACCCGTTGCACTATTAGCGCCAGTAAGCAGCATAATGCCGCCCGGAAATTCTTTACTAAACATTGTGTTGCCACTATCTCTACTGCGAGCCGGTGCAATCTTTTCAGCTAATACCGGTGTCTCAGCAATCATACTCTCAAGCCGTTGTTTGCTAAGCCGCTTTGCCATCTCAACCGTGGGCTGCACGCATAGCATCGGACCTGGGGCATGATCAATTACATAGCCCAACCAATTACTGCCCGCCTCCGTCTTACCTGTTTGCGCTGCAAATTGCAGCACCACCCGTTGCACCAAGCTGCTAGTGCTAAGGCAGTCCATTGGCTCTTTTAAATAAGGCGTCCTGCTAGTTCTCCACGGCCCCGGCTCAGCACTTGCTTTGCCGCTTAGCTTGCGGTGTAAATCTGCCCATTGGCTTACGGTCAATGGTTGTTCGGGTCTTAATCCTTCAAAAAACCCATCACGCCATGCCTTATCCATTTGTTAACTCCATCAATGCTGCCCGGTGTTCATCTGTTAAAAGCTGATGGATTTTAGTAGCGTCAACCTCACCTGCTAGCTGATGGCTTAACCTATCAGCTAAATTAGCTAGCGCTTCACGTATCGATCTCCCTACCTGATACGCTTGCATCTTTACTTCATCAGCAGCAATAAGCTCTTTACGTTGTTGTGCCACCTGTAGTTTCGCCAACTCGGCTTGATAATGCTCGCGCCTTGCTCTGCTTTCATTTAACTCTGGTATCGCATCATCAGGTAATGACTTAATAACCTGCTTTAATTGTTGTGGATCTATAGGGTCAGCATCTGGTACCTTAGAATTATGTGTCTTTAATGTATTTTTTCGCCATAACTCAAGCGCCATATCGCGATCAAGCCATCGCTTGCCATCTTTTTCAACAACTGCTGCTGCAATACGGTCCTTAGTCGCATGTGTTACAGCACCACGACTACAACCTTTAATCGTTGCAAATTCTGAGAACGTAACTAGCAACTGCTAAACCCAAACTAAACACATCTTAAACACCTTTAGGCTTCTTGTGTCTTGCGATATCCAAACTCGTTGCAGCGCAAGGCTTTAGAACGTTTTAATGCTAACGCTAGAAAATAAACGCGCGCGTGGACTACCCACGGTTAAAAGTAAAAAAAAGGACCCGTTAACGTGCGGACGCAATTGCTTTTTGCAAAGATGATTGAAAATAAAAATCGAATCGTCTCTGAATTACTTTATTAACTATTTCTTCCATCGGATAACGCGGTTGATATGTAGGTGTTGCAGTAATAAACATAGGAACTAAGCGATCACGTCCGGCTCTACCTTGCCGTTGCCATACACCTCGTTCACGATTACCGCCTTTTGGTATACCAATAAATACTGAGCCTTTACCTGTTGCATTAGTAGCAGCACCAAGCTTTGTAATTGCTGCCTTGGTTGGGTTGCCATATGAGTTGAGTTTAATTGCAGCAGGAACTAATCGACCAAGGCCAAAACGCTGCTCAAATGGCTTGATGCCACGATTACCACCTTTGATTTCTGTGCGTAGGTATCGACCACGTTTTGATTCAGCACCAACAATACCAATTAAATTAATTTTATTTGCTTTTTCTACTTGAAAACCTTTTTGTGTAAATGATGTAGGGTTATTAAAATATTGACGTGTTGCGCCACCAAGTGATGTACGTGCATCAAAAGCAGTGGAGTTTATAGCATTAGCAGTAGCAAAACGCATTTGCTTTGACATAGCAGCAGCATAGTTAGCTGCTTTATCTAAGTCTGATTTAACTGCAATGTTTACATTCATGATGCATCGGCCAGAGCTTCAATGATTTTATCGTAGTCGCGGCTGAAGGATAGTACTAGGTCTAGTGAGATGGGGTGCTGCTCGTCTTGGGCATTATCGCGGATGGCATTGGCTATGGCTAGCGCTTCGGTCATTAATGCGTCTAGGCGGTCGATGCAGGGGCGGTTGCGATCAGAAATAATAACCATGCTGTGATTAGGTGTTATAGGTTAATAGTAACCGATAAGGCTGATTAGGTCTACTTTGCTTAACATTGCGCAATGTGGCGCCGTCTAACCTCGTCTAACCTCGTCCTAACCTCCGTCTAACCAGACCCATTGGTATGACTGGCCGTCCAACCTCGTCTAACCTATTTACTAAAAAAAGTTTGGAAATAAGAAAAGGAGAGATGTAAGGTCTTTATGGAGCAAAAATACGTGATGCAGGGAAAATCCCAAAACTTTGTTGGAAGGTTAGACGGCTAGTAGGTTAGACGGCAAAATCAATTGGTATGACTAAGCCAATCCGTCCTAACCTTTGGAATAGTGCCAGCGACGCCTTCCATGCGGTTCGCGTTGCTTGATGTAACCAAGATCTTTAAGGATGGTGGCGATTTGCATTTGGTCGATGCGTGTTTGACGCTCGACGGGCTTATTAATGGCTTTGGTCAAAAGCTCTTCTGATGTAAGCGGCTCAACTGATGAACGTGTGGTGAGGTAGGTTGCAACCACGTCTCGCCATGGCGAATCAATGACATAAGCATCATTTTCGTTAGTTACTAATTGTTCCAAATGAGCTGGTAATCGACTGGTTTCGCCATTGCGATAGGCTAATACTGCGGCAGACCAGATAGAATCTCGTTCCTTTTCTAGGCTGTCTGTATCAATTTGGTCTTGGTTTGTTTTGGTTGTTGGTATAACCCAAAAGCGACGGTTGCCGGTTTCATCTACTAAGAAACCAGCGCTTTTGTTTGTAGTGCCAACGATGATGCCACGACGTGGGAAGTCTTCAACGGCTTTACCGTATGGCACACGTAACATATCAACTGGCCGCGACAGAAATGATTTTATATGGCCTGCATGTTTGCGTGATGTTATTTGGTCTAATTCTGCCCATTCCATTATCCATGAACGGTGTAATACCATTACATCATCTTTAGAACCTATATCACCAAGAGCATCAGAAAAGAATAAACCGCCAAGTTTGTGCCAAAAGGTAGATTTAAAACTACCTTGCCCGCCCATTAAAACGCAGGCAGTGTCGTGCTTGCAACCTGGGTTAAATGCACGTGCTACGGCACCGATTAATGTACGTTTTAACATCTCATCATATATTGTAGGTTCTGGTGTTACAGCATCTTGCGGCCTTAGGTAAGCAGTAGCTAAACGGTCGATATATTTAGGTTTTACTACTTTAGCGCAATTATCTAGGTATTCAGTTACAGGGTCATACTGACGCTCGTTAGCAACTTGCACTAGGCAGTCGATTGCTAACTCTTTTGATACTTTAACATTTTGCTCTGCAAGGGTTAGGTAATAGCGTTCAATGCCAATAAGAGGCTTTTCATTTATTTCAATTTGCCGTGTAAAGGTATTAAAGCGGATGTTATCGGTAGTAGTGCGTAGGTAAGTTAATAGTTCAAGTGTTTCAAGTTTTGATGGCTTATCAAGTATTGGCTTTGCCTCTACTGGTGGTGCTAATGCTTTTGGTGTAGGTGCTGTAGGTGCAGACCGGTTGGCTTTTAGGTATGCAGCGGCTTCTGCAATGGACCAGTGTGCATCAGCTAAATCCCATCCTTCAGGCACGTCTGCTGGAGGTGTGACGATACGAACCTGAGCGGCGCCAAGGTTAAGTAATTTGGCTGATAATTTATCCATGGCTTGGATGCCAGGTACGTCAGCATCAGGCCATAATGTGCAGTTGCGACCTATTAGTGGCGCCCAGTCTGCTTTGTCAATAGCTTTACAACCGCTGGGCCAGGTAATGGCCACGGCTGATGGAAATAGTTTGGCGGCTGCGTCTGCTGTTTTTTCGCCTTCAACTATTAGAACCGGCGCATTAGCTCTGGACGCGATAGCTGCAAGGTTGTATAGCGGGCGCGGTGCAGGTGGCGCTTTCCATAACCATTGCGAGCCATCCCACCATAAGGGCCGGATCTTTTTGCCTGAAAAGCGGCAGATAAGAAAATCAGAGCTGTAGTGCCAGATATGCTCAGCGTTTTTGATTGGCGGTTCTGGCTTGATGCCTAGATGTTGCTCGATGCGTTTGCAGGCTTCAGGATAAGTGAGACCCGTGCGACGCATTAACATATCCATACCACTACCGGCGCCGCCGGTATGATCTTTACCGCCACATTGATTGCAAAACCAAGAACCGTTGCCGTCTATGTCATCAAAACGATAACGATCTTCACCACCGCATAACGGGCACGGCTGATGCTTGTTAGTAAGTTGCTCTGGTGTCAGGCCAGCAAGCTGCGACAGCAGGTCAGGCCACCTGCCGCGTGCTGCATCGAGGATGGTCATTTAGTAGCTGGCAGGATGCCGTCGCGGTATAGACGCATGGTTTGCTCTAGCAGGATGCGGATGGCGGTACCTCTGCTCATGCGGTCACCACGCCATGAATCCAGCCACTGGAGTAGGTCTGGGCTAAGTCGGAGGCTAAATGGTCGGGCTAATTGCATCGGCGGCGGCTGGTTGCTTGACACAGTGTAGCCTTGGGGATTACAATGCGCAAGGCTACCTAATTATCGCCATGAAACACGGCAGCTATGACCTACAAAAACTTTCTAGCCTCAAAGTCCACCGCGTGCCTTGCAGTCGGTTTTAACCCGCTGGAATTCACGGCGCCGCTGTTTCCGTTTCAGCGCGACATCGTTACCATGGCGTGCCGCGTTGGCAAGTTCTGCATCTGGGCTGATTGCGGCATGGGTAAGACCGCCATGCAGCTTGAGTGGGCACATCAAGTGCATCAGCACACTGGCGGCAATGTACTTGTGCTGGCGCCGCTTGCCGTTGCACACCAGACCGTGCGCGAGGGCAGCAAGTTCGGCATCCCGTGCAGCTTTGCCGCGACGCAATCCGACGTGCAACTTGGAATTACGATTACCAACTACGAGAAGCTCAGCCATTTTGATTCGGCAGCCTTTGATGGCGTGGTGCTTGATGAGAGCAGCATCCTAAAAGCGTACACTGGCAAGATCCGCAACCAGATCATCGAGTCATTTGCGCAGACGCCATTCCGTCTGGCCTGTTCAGCCACGCCAGCGCCTAACGATCACATGGAGCTGGGCAACCATGCCGAGTTCATCGGCGTGATGACACGCACCGAGATGCTGGCTATGTTCTTTGTCCATGACGGCGGCGATACCAGCAAGTGGCGACTTAAAGGTCACGCCAAAAATAAGTTCTGGGAGTGGGTATGCAGTTGGGCGATCACGATCCGCAAGCCATCGGACCTTGGCTACGACGACGGCAACTTTATTTTGCCCGAATTATTTATTCAAGATTGCACTGTCGAAACACCACGCGATGCCATAGCAGACGATGCTGGTCAGATGGCGTTATTTGCAATGGAAGCACGCACGTTGAGCGATCAACGGCATGTGCGCAAGGCATCATTGCAGATGCGTGTTGATGCTGCTGCAGAACTGGCCAACAGCAATAACGAGCAATGGTTGGTGTGGTGTGACCTTAATGACGAATCAAAGGCGCTCACTGATGCCATTGATGGAGCCGTTGAGGTATCAGGTAGCGACAGCGATGACCACAAGCGCCATGCTGCGATTGACTTTCAAGATGGCAAAATTCGCGTGTTGGTGAGTAAGCCCAGCATCTTTGGATTTGGCCTTAACTTTCAAGGCTGCCACAATGTCGCCTTTGTTGGCTTGTCGCACAGCTACGAGTCGTTCTACCAAGCAATCCGCCGGTGCTGGCGATTTGGGCAACAGCATTCGGTCAATGCGCACATCATCTACGACGTGGCCGAGGGTCGCGTCATTGAAAACATCCGACGCAAAGAAGCGGACAGCATCGCTATGGCTCAATCAATGGTCACCATCATGAAACAAACCACTATGGAACAACTTAAGAAGATCCAGCGTCAAGTGGCGCCGCACATCACCGAGCATAAGTCCGGTGACAACTGGGATATGTATATGGGCGACTGCATTGAGAGCATTAAGCAGCTCGACTCAGACAGCATTCACTACAGCATCTTTAGCCCGCCTTTCGCGTCGCTGTACACCTACTCCAACAGCGATCGCGACATGGGCAACAGTCGCAATGATCAAGAGTTTTTTGATCACTTTGTTTACCTAGCCAGAGAACTGCATCGGGTGATGATGCCAGGCCGACTCATTAGCTTCCACTGTATGAACCTACCCAGCAGCAAACAGCGCGACGGCTTTATTGGCGTGAAGGATTTTCGCGGTGACATGCTGCGGATCTTCCAGTCGGCTGGGTTTGTCTTTCATTCAGAAGTCTGCATCTGGAAAGATCCCGTAACTGCTATGCAGCGCACCAAAGCGATTGGTTTATTGCACAAGCAGATCCGCAAAGATTCAGCACTGAGCCGCCAAGGAATTCCTGACTATCTGGTCACGGTGCGCAAGTTAGGCGACAATCCTGAGCCATGCGCTGGACTATTCACTGAGTTTGCCGGTGAGAACGCACCAGCTAAAACCGGCGATCCAATTAAGGACAGCATTAACATTTGGCAGCGCTACGCCAGTCCGGTGTGGATGGACATTAATCCATCGGATACGCTGCAATACCGCAGCGCACGCGCTAACGATGATGAGCGGCACATTTGCCCGTTGCAGCTAGAAGTAATCCGGCGCGGCCTGCAGCTATGGAGCAACCCAAGCGATCTGGTGCTCAGCCCATTCGCTGGGATTGGCAGCGAAGGTTATGTAAGCCTGCAGATGGGCCGCCGGTTCGTTGGCTTCGAGCTGAAGCCCAGCTATTTCAACTGCGCCGTCAAGAACCTGCAGCAAGTGGAATCGCACAATCAAGGAGTGCTGATGTGATGCAACTCCGCTCTTATCAACACCAACTGATAACCGACATCCGTTTGCAGTACCAGCTTGGCCATAAATCCGTGCTGGCGGTGCTTCCAACCGGCGGCGGTAAGACCGTGTGCTTTAGCCATATCGCCCAAGCTGCCGCCCGTAAAGGCAACCGTGTGTGCATCCTTGTCCATCGTGCTGAGCTGCTGGACCAGGCCAGCAAGGCACTGACTGGCATGGGTGTCAAGCATGGCCGTATTGCTGCAGGTCGCAGCATGGACCTAAGCCATGCGGTGCAAGTGGCAAGTGTGCAGACCGTAGCCCGCAGGCTACACAAGCTGCCACGGGATTTCTTTCAGCTTTTAGTGGTGGATGAAGCACACCACACCAATAGCAATACGTGGTCATCGGTGCTGCAGCATTTCCATAAGGCGCATGTTTTAGGTGTGACAGCAACGCCAGTACGCGGCGATGGATGCGGCTTGGGTGATTATTACCAAGCAATGGTGCTAGGACCATCAGCAGCATGGTTGACCAATAACGGTTATTTAGCTAATGCTCGTGTCTTGGCACCGCCGGGATTTGATGCAACCGGCTTACGTAAGCGGATGGGTGACTTCGACACGAAACAGGCGGAGCAACGCGTCGGCACCATCATGGGCGACTGCGTTAGCCATTACCGCAAGCATTTAACAGGCCAGACGGCGATCGCGTTTTGCTGTTCTGTGGCACATGCTGAAGCGGTAGCGCGATTGTTCATGTCTCAAGGTATCGCTGCTGCCAGCATTGACGGCACGATGAGCAATGAGCAGCGCAGCGACCTATTGCAGGCACTTGGCACTGGTCGCATCAAGGTACTGACCAGTTGCTCACTTATTGGCGAAGGCGTTGATGTGCCTAGCGTCGGCGGCTGTATCCTGCTACGGCCTACCAGCAGCGTGGGCTTGCACTTGCAGATGATCGGTCGATGCCTGCGCCCCAGTGGCAACAAGACCGCCGTAGTGTTGGATCACGTAGGCAACACGCTCAGGCTTGGCCACCACCTAGAAGAACGCGAGTGGACCTTAGACGGTGTTAAAAAGCGTGACCGTGAGCAAGCGCCATCGGTCAAGGTATGTCCTGTGTGCTTTGCGGCGATGGCCAGCCAGGTGCGGCAATGCACTGACTGTAGACATGTGTTTGCCCCGCAAGAGACTAGGGAGCTGAAGGTGGTTGATGGTGAGCTGCAAGAGCTGACGACACGCCAGCGCAAACGCGAGCAAGGCAGCGCTCAGAGCTTGGAAGACTTACGCCAGCTAGCACAACAACGCGGCTATAAACGCGGTTGGGCAGAGCGGGTGTATCAGGCTAGGTTGGCTAAGCGATATGGCATGGTTTGAGCGAACAACGCATTCAGCAGGAGATCCGCCTAGCAGTTAGTCACGGCCCAGTGCGCCTGTATCGCAACAACACCGGCACGCTGCTTGACCAGCATGGCCGCCCGGTGCAGTTTGGTTTATGCAAAGGCTCGGCAGACTTGATCGGCTGGACCACACGCACTATCACACCTGAAATGGTCGGCACCCAAGTGGCTGTGTTCACCAGCATCGAGGTGAAGACGCCAACCGGCAGGCTTCGGCCAGAGCAAAAGCAATGGTTGGATGTGGTACAGGCTGCAGGCGGAATTGCAGGTGTGGCACGGTCAGTTGATGAAGCGTTACGGATTACAACTGACCAGGGTTGACAGCAGCGAATTAGGGTGTAGGATGTGGGCGTCGGAAGCACCCAATCCGGCATTATCCCTTTGCTTTTATTGCTATGACTATTGAGCAAATTGAAGAGCTTAATTCATCGCTAATTGATTTGGTAAAATCTTACCATTTGATGATTGATGAATTTACAGAAGAA